ACATTTTCATACCACCTACATAATAACCATAAGATGCGATTTCATCTTTAGCAATTAATTCTTCAATATCTTTTAATTGATTTTTACGTTCAGATAAAATTAAAATCTTTCGTTCAGGTTCTTTTTTTAATACATCTTTTAATAAATTAATAATAAAAATAGTTCTAGGTTTATAATTACAAATATTATTAACCATTGCTACAATATTAGGAGTTCCATTATACATAGTTTTAACATAACTATATTCAATATCATGAACGAAATATTTATGTAAATTAACAATCATATCACAATCATTAACATCTGTCTTAATTTTATAAACAGATTTCCCCAAATACCATTCAAAAACCTTTCTTAATCCATCTTTTCTATTTAAAGTCGCTGATAATCCTAATGTAATCCTAATATTCATTTTTCTAAATGCACGTGAAAAAACCTCAGATGCAATATGATGACATTCATCTATAATAACTAATCCAAAATCATTAAAAATTTTAGAGTCATATTCTCTAATTGCTAATGATTGTAATGTAGCAATAACAATATCTTTATTTTCAATATCAATTTTACTTTGCTTAATTTTACCAATTCTTGCATTAGGGACAAATGTTTTAATACTAGTTATAAATTGTTCATTTAAAAAATCTTTATGAGAAATAAATAAAGTTTTCTTTTTAAAATAACATGCAACATAAATAGCCATAATAGTTTTACCAAAACCACATGGAACACTAATAATTCCCCCTAATTTCTTTTTTGTAATAACATTATCAATAAAAGCATCAATTGGTGCTTGTTGAATATCTCTTAATTTTCCTTTAAAATCTAATAAAGGACAATCAAGACCATGACTTAATTTATCATCAATAGGATAACCATATTTTTCAATACCATAACATTTAGGAATATATAATTTATTATCACTTTCTAAATAAATCGGATATTCTTTAGTAACATTAGATGTAAAAGAATTTGAAAATATTTTTGGACTAATTAATAATTCACTCTTAATTTTATTAATTAATTCTTTATTTTCAGGCGTCTTTGTAATACCATAACCTCTATTACTTAAAGATGTCATTATTTGCAACATTTAATAAATATATATTTAATTTTTATATATAATTTATAGTAGATGATATTATATTTTATAAGAGCGTTATTAATATTATTATTATTATTTGTAATTATTGTAGATTTTGATTTACCTATAATAATAAGCACAAAAACAAATCAATTATTCATTGCTATTATTGTATTATTAATTATAATAGTTGTTGATGAAATAATTGGTTTCTTAATTGGATTAATATTTTTAATTATTTATTTTAAATATTATCAGAAAAAAATAATGCCAACATCTAAACAAGATTATCAAAATATACAATCACCAATATCTACTTTATCATATTTATCATCATCTCCATTTATTTCAACTCCCTCATTCATTTCTACCGCATCTTTAAGTCATTTTAATGGTGGTAGTGATACTAATAATGGAAATAATGACCCAATAACATCTTTTTTCAATATGTTTAAAGGTGATGTTAAACCCAAATCATATTCAACACAACCTGAAATACCTGACCATTATATTAAAGAAATTAAAAATGAAAATAGTACATTAATCCCTTATATATCAAATGAATTATTAAAATCAGCGCAAAATAATATTTATAATGATGAAAATTATAAAATAGAAATAAAAACAGATGATAATTATTATGGTATTCAAGGTTTAAATTCAGATAATAAACATTTTGCCGCTTTTGATAATGATTTTAATTATCATAATAATTTATAAAACATTAATGCATATAATGAAATAAATATTAAAATTATTTTTATTATATAATTATGAGCTTCAAATATTACTGAAAAATTCTCAGGTATTTTACTTATAATTGTATTATATATATATGGATTTGTAATAATTGCAATTATTATACATATTATAAATGTCTTAGTTATTAATATATTATCAATATAATTTACCGGTTGTTGTTTTGGTGCTTGTCTTTGTTGTTGTAGTGGTGGTTGTTGTTCTTGTTGTTGATATTGCTGTGTTTGTTGTTGTGATTGTTGATATTGTTGTTGTTGATTATTATTAATTCTATAATTATTTTTATTAGCTTGTTCATTAATTGATAATTCTTTTTCAAATTCTGTTAAAACATCTTTAACAATCGGGTCATCCGCCATATCATCAGTTATATTTCCTCCTGATGTTTTTAATGGAACTTTTTCTATTGGTGTAATCATATTATTTTGGCTTTGATTTTGCATTATTATATTAATATGATTTAAATATATAATAATAAAAATTACGCAAATAATTTATCAATAAATCCTTTTTCCTCCATTTGATTATATGGTTTAATATTTCCACTATATGTTTCTAATGCTTTATCATTACATGGAACATTAACTGTACTATATTTATAACATGCATCTTCTAATTTAAAAACTTTATTACTAACTTCATCATGTTTAGGTGCAAAATATATCGTACAATTATCTTTACATACTCTATTAAAAATTAATGCTAATGATAATCCAAATAAAGCACTAATCATAATTTGTCCAACATTTGTATAAAACAATCTATCAATTAAATTACGTGTGTTTATCATCTAATTAAAGTTTATTTTTTTATATTATAGGTTGGTCAACCGCATTTGTTGAACAACTAATTTCTTCAACTTTATATTTATAACACACATCATTATCATTTCTATAAACGATTTTATTAGCATTATAAGGTGTTGGATATTTTATTACTATTTTAGGTTTTGGTGTTGCGATATATACATAAAATATACCAATAGCAAAAGCAATAATAAACGCAAAAAAATTAAATTTAAAAACTTGTTCCTCCATTTATTTTTATATTCTAATTTATATAAATAATAATATTCAAAAAATGTTTAATCATGAATTATTAAAACCTTATTTTAGTATAATATTTGCATTATTTATATTTGCAACAATTTATTGTTATGTATATAATATTAGTATTAAAACTTTTTTTGGAACATTATTATTTATATGGATATTACTTAGTATATTTTCTTATTTATTTAAAATATCACCTGCAAAAATTATATTATACGTTGTTATTCCTTTTTTTGAATTATTATTAAGTTTTTATTATATTATTGTTACATTAGCATATCTTCCTTATTATCTTATTATTTCATTATGGCAAACATTTTTAAAAATATTAGGAATGTTTGCATTTGCAATTAGTTTTATTAATAATATAGGAATGTTTTTTATTAATTTAAGTTCTGATGTTTATTTTGTTGCATAATAATCAATTTTATCAATTGTATATATATCAGGAACTTCAATATATTCTGGTCTTTGTAATGATATTAATTCATATAAATCTTTAACTGCTTTTGATTTGTTCCATTTATTATATAAAACTTCTTTATTTCTCAAATATTTATGATAATTATCTATATTATTTTTTCTAGGTGTATCATATTTAATAGTATAAGTATTTTGTTTTTCTATTGTTTTTTCTTTTTTTTCCATAATATCTTTATTATGATTTTTAATAGCTGCTAATAATTTAATTTTATTACTATCATTTTTTATATTAATAACATTATCTATTAATATATATCCAATATCAAATAATGATGATTTCGCCATATTAATTAATTATATTTTTTTTGAGTCATAAATATTTGGTTGTGTTAATTCAAACATTCCTTTATAAAATTCTGATAACTTTTCACTATCTGATAATGTTTCTTCATATTGACTTATTGGAATATATTTAATAATAGTTTTAGGTGTTTCAACTTTAGAATATTTAAATTCATAATAACTTTTAATTACTAAAACCACACCAATAAATAAAATAAATATAGCTATTGACTTCATTTTTATTAAATGAATACAAAAAAATAAATATCCTTTATTTAATCACTAGGAGTACGTACAATCTCTTCTTTAACTTCTTCTTTAACTTCTTCTTTAACTTCTTCTTTAACTTCTTCTTTAACTTCTTCTTTAACTTCTTCTTTAACTTCTTCTTTAACTTCTTCTTTAACTTCTACTTCTTCTTGAACTACTTCACGACCTTGTTTAGCGGCTATCCATGGGTCTTCTTGTCCTGCTAGTTCATCGGCAATATTAGTATTTTTTGTTTTAGCGTTAGCCATTAAATCAGCTTTTCTTTGTTCAAAAAGTTCATCTTTGGAATCCATATTTTGTTTATATTGTTTCATTAGAGTATTTAGTTGAGTTTCTGAATATTCTTGGTCGGTTAAATCATTTGGATTTGGAGACCATGGACACCAGCAACCAACTTGACAAATATAAATATCAAATTTATTATCTTGACGCTTAATAAATTCACTACGTGTTTTAGCTTCTTCCATTGTATCAAAAACTCCACGAATTTTAATTCCCCTCATTGAAGTTTTAAAATCATTTTCTTTATGAAAATCAGTTTCAATTTCATGAGAATTATTATCCTTGAAAAATTTATATTGTGAATCTAAATCAGATGCATTAAAAACATAATCATGATTTGAACGAATAGTCTTAACAAGTTCTGCCGAATCTGGATATTTATTTTCAATTCCATCAAGAAGAGTTTTCATATCTTTACCAAATTTATCAATAAATCGTGAAAAATAATAAACCTCTTTTTCTTTTAGAATATCTTCAGGACTTAAAAAAGATACTAAACAATAATTTTGACCCCTAATAGGTTTATCTTCATCTAGATAATCTTTTTCTTTTGTTGAAACAAGATTTTCTCCCATTTATTTATTATATATATAATATAAATAAAAATTCTTATATCATTTTATGTTTTTTAAGTTTAGAAATAATATAACAAGATGTAGAATATACAATTATTTGACCTGGTGATAAAACCTTTTTCATTTATAAATAATTTATATAAAATTAAAATGTTATAATCATTTTTTATTCATATAATTTTTAATAATACATATATAACATATTGAATAAACAATATAATGTTTTGCCGTTATAATAAAATATTCTTTAAGATTACTCATATTTATTTAATTTATTTATAATATATTTATATCTAATAAATAATTCAAATAAATTAAAATAAAAAATATATTATTATAATAGTATAATATGAATCAACAACCAACATATAGTTTTGATATATGGGAAGCATTAATCCGTATCTTAAAATATGCGATAGAAGCTATAGTTGTTGCTATTGCCGCATATGTTTTACCTGAACAAAAACTTCAATTAAGTGAAGTTTGGATGATTGCCTTAACCGCTGCATGCTTATTCTCTCTATTTGATTTACTTTCACCATCAATTGCAGCTGGTGCTCGCCAAGGTGTTGGTCTTGGTGCTGGTTTCCGTCTTGTTGGTTTTGGTCCTTAAAGAGATGGAATAATTTTATAATTTAAATCCTCACATATTTTTTTCCATATTTGGTCTTGAACATATAATTTCTCCCTACTTTTTAAAAGTGGAAAGAATTTTAAATATTCATTCAAACCTAATATTTGAAAGAATTTATATAAAACATAACTATATGATAAGAAGTTTTTACGGTCTTTTGGACAATGTTTTAAAAATGGTCCTTGAATATCTTTAAACATCGAACATAATTTTTCTTCTAATTCTGTTGAAAATTGCGGTGTTGGTATTCCATTAATCCGATTAATAATATAATTAATATGTTCATAATATTTATTAATTCTTAATCTTTTTAATATTTCCCTCATCTTTGAATAAGTTATTCGTTTTGTATCCATTATTTTTTCTTTTTTAATTTCATTTAATATTTTTTCAAATATATCATTAGGTATATCAGTACTTTCTTTTCCTTGAACTTGATTACACCACTCTCTAAAATGATTTATTCGCTTATAACTAAAATGAGATGTATCTTTAGTATTTTGTTTTAATATTGGTCTATTTTGTTCAACTAATAATAATTCTTGATATCCACAATTATTACAAATCATTATTGCATCATGTTGCAAACATATTAAAGGTATATTACATCTATGACAAATTTCAGTATTATCATTATTATTATCCATCCTTTTAATATAATATTTATTAGTAATAGATAAATATTGGTCAACTAAATCACTTTTTTCAACAATTTTATCATCTTCTTCAATTTTAATTTCTTCTTTAGGTAATGTAATATTAAATGATTCCAATATTGATTTATTTTTATATTTATTATTATTAGAAGAAGAAATAGAATTTGTGGAAGATTGTTTTTCTAACATTTCATAATAATTAAATAAAATAGAACTTGTATTTTCATAATATTCAATTTCATCAAAATAATTTATATTATTAATTTCATTATGTAATAATTTTAATTCTTCTTTTATTAAAATATTACTATTCCATAAATTAGAATATATATTATCAATCTTTAAATTATCAATATTATATTTTAATATATCATCATTAATATTCTTATAATTTATTTCTAAATTATTTATTCTTTCTATATAATTTTTATCATCTATTATTTTTTTACTATAATTATTAATAATCTTATTATGCATTGCATCTAATGTTGATAAATCTCGTGTTATATCAACATTTTGAAATCGCTTTTTAGATGTTTTATCTTTAAACATATATAATAAAAAATGCGGATATGCTTTTATATATCTTATTCAATATATTTTTTTCTCCTATTATAGTATAAAGAATATAGCATAAATGGGTGGTGGTCTTCTTCAACTTGTTGCTTATGGTGCTCAGGATGTTTATTTAACTGGCAATCCTCAAATAACTTTTTTTAAAGTT